GCGCCAAGGAACCGCTCGCGGTCTAGCCGTTGCGTCGCGGTAAAGAGTGCCCGGTTCTTCTGGTCAGTGGTAGCCGATGCCCATGCCGTGACATCAGCATCCTGCACAAACCCATCAATGATCGACTGCGCTGCTGCCAGCGTCAGGTAGCTGTTTGCGTCGGCCGCGCCTGGCGTGGCCACGATTGTGATTGCCATCGTCAGGCTCCGTTAGATCCAGTGTAGGAGTTGGCTCTGGCATAGAAAGAGAGGCCACCTCCGTAGAGGCAGCCTCGCGGTCACGCAGTCGCCGAAAAGCGAACAGCCCCATCAGACGCGCTTGAGCAGCACGGTCAGGATTACACCAGCCAAAGCGGTGGTGGTACCTGTCACGTCCAGCGACAGCCGGTTGCCCACCTCAAGAACGAGGTCGGCAGCAGTCGTGGTCAAGGCAGGAGTCTGCTCGGTGAGAGCAGTGCCTTTGAAGTTGATGGTGGCGCTCAGCAGATCGTCGCCAGCGGTGGCGGCTTCAGTGCCTTGGCAACGACGAACGGTGCCGGTTACGGCGCTGCCATCGCTACCAGCAGTTGCGTGAACTTCACGCACTGCCACCACTTCACACTTAACGGGAGCAGTCCAGAATTGCACGTCGGCAATCGAGGATGCCCCGTAAAAAGTGGCTTCAAGATACTGCTCGGTGCTCAGTTCAAACTGGGAAGGTTGTGCCATGGTTAGTTACCTCAATCGAAGTTGGAGGTGTTGGTAGCACGCACGATCCCAAGGTTCTTGAGTTCGTACACCCTCGACCAGTTGCTAACCGTTGACAGTTGAGCGCGGGTCGGGTTGGCGGTAGTGACGCCCCACTTGGCACCAACAGGGTGGTAGCAGTAGTGCAGGTCGATCGACATGGCATCGCTCTTGGCGAGGATGTCACGGTCGGTTTCGGTCTGCATTGCGAGCTGTTCGCCGGAGGCAACAGCGCCCTGGGTGAAGAAGTAAGTGGCGTACTCGGTCGAGCTGCCGCTGCCTTCGGTCTGCACATCGTCAGACACGATCACGCGCAGACCCATGTAGGTCGGCACGTTCACTTCGCCGCCAAATGCTGCAGCCATCGAACCGCCCGATTGGGTGGTGGTGGTGCCGCGTGCTTCAGCAGTGCTGACGTAATCGATTGCCTTGCGCTCAACCAGGTCGTAGTAGACCTTGGAGTGCATGGCAACAGCGGCCAGCTTGTCGCCTTGATCGCCCAGCAGGCTGCGGGCTTCGGCGACGTGACGGGGGCTCAGCGTGGTGGGGGTGTCACCAGATTCGCCGTCGATGCTCAGACCAAAGAAAGCAGCAGACGAGCTGGTGGTGCCGAGGGTGCCGAAGACACCAGCAAGGCAGGACAGCAGATCTTTCTGACGCTGGTTGGCAACGTAATCAGCGATCTTGGCGCCAATGGCGGCCATGGGATCGGCACCAGCAGCCAGGGCTGCCAGGTCACGAGCCTCAAAGGCGCGGCCACGATGCAGGATCACGCCAACTTGCTTGTCGGCAGTGATCTTGCCGGGGCTCAGCGAAGTGCTATCGGTCAGCACTTCAAAGTCGCCAGACAGGTTGGCTTTCCAGAAGGGGACGTTGATAAAGTCACCACCCTCAGTTGCATTCAGCTCCGCCAGGGGCTGCACCACACCGCTAGCCAGGAAGGCATCACGCTGCGTGGTTTGCTCGATGACGTAAGGCGTAAAAACCTCTGGGATGATGATGTCAGAGCGAAGAGTCGCCATGATTCATCTCGGGGAATGGTTTACGGTGTGGGCGCAGCCCAAAGCACCAGCGCAGCCGGTTGACAACAGCTTAGCGGTTAGCTGTTGCTTTCATGCGATCATAAAGGTCGCGATCTGTACGGAACAGTCGCGCCTGCTCAGTTAGGTTGAACGAATCACGGCTGAATGGGTTAGCCATGCCTGCCGGAATGCCGCCAGTGCTGGCACCGGCTGATGGTGCACCACTACCTTGCGGCTTGGGTTGCTTTTGCATCCATGCTGGCAGGGTCTTAGCCCATTCGCTGACGGGTGTGCGTTGGTAGCCGTCAACCACTACCACGGTGCCATCAGCATCGCGCTCGATCTGATCAGCGCTCAGCTTGGTCTTTAGCACCATGTCGGGGTCGTGCACGATGTCAGCCAGCGCCGTTACTGCTGGTGTGACCAGCTCCAGTTCGCGGACTCGCGCTTCAAGGGTTGCGATGCGCTGGTCCTTCTCCGTCGTCGCCTCACGGAACTGTTGCTCCAGAGCCTGTCGCGCTTCTTGGTATTTGCCTTGTGATTCAAGCTGCTGTTGCTCGTGATTGCGCTTGAACTCCAATAGCTCATTGACATCAACGCCATCTGGTAACGCTGGCGCTTTCTTGGCAGCGCGTAGCTCAGCGATCAGCTCTTTATTCTTGCGCTCAAGCGCCTCCACACTGCGTTGCAGTGCGTCGTTGTTGTCGCCCCCAACAGCCGCAGGCTCCTGGGTTTGTGTTTCATCAGACATGGATAAGCCGCAGGCTTAATTACGCTGCCATCGTAATGGCGCGTAGCGATCGTGTCAAAGCGTGAATGGGACACCCCAATCCGTGAGCCATGGAATCTGCTGATTAAGCAGTGCCTTGATGCAGTAGATCGCCATGAGCATCTGTACCGCAGTAGCGGCAATGGCTGGCATGCGGCTAAAGCTCAGGATCTGCGGTGGTACGTTGCTGAGCTAAAGGATTGGATTCACCGTCAAGAAGCGGTTACCACTTTACCTTGTCCGCCCAATATGCCGGAGACATCTTGCCGCGAGCAATGTTGTTAGCGTGCCTTGCTTTAAATGATGCCCGCCTGGCCTTGTCTGCTGCTGACTCGTTTTTTCGTGGCGGGCTGCCGCTGACACCCTGCTGACCGAACCGGATCAGTTTGATGGTCTCGCCTTCCTTGGCTAGTACCGCATGTGATTTGGTCGGATGGCCTGGCGTCCGCTTGGGTTTGTTGTAACCCTCAAACTGCTCGCCGCGATAGGTAATCATCGCCGTGGTGCGGGTTTCAGCTCTGACCGCTTTTTAATGACCGCGTTGCCGGTTGACTCGGATTTGATTCGTACGATCGGATCATCCATGCTGCCGACACGGGTAACGCTACCGCCACCTTGCGTTGAGATGGTCGCACGTTCGCCACCAATGCTGGTGATTACGCCAAACGTGCGCGTGCCTTGATAGCTCCAGCTAACCCGGTCGCCGCGTTTCATTTCTTCTTGCCCCCCTTCTTGGGCATGGGCTTTTGAGGCTTGGCTGGTCCGGTGTACTTAGGCATCACTTCTTACCTTTGGGTTTGCGGGCTTTACCGGCTTCAGATAGAGCAATGGCTATTGCCTGCTTGCGGCTTTTGACCTTTGGTCCCTTGCCGGGGCCCGGCTTGCCGCTTTGCAGTGTCCCCCGCTTGAACTCGCCCATTACCTTGGCGACTTTCTTGTCCGCCTTGGTCGGCTTCTTTGCCATGCCGCCATTCCTCAATGCCTACCAGCAGGCTAGCGCCGTCTGCTGTTGCCCATCCTTTGTCGGTGTAGATCGCTGGCAGCCATGCTTCACCGATCAGCACCTCCACAGGATCTGAGCTAATGCCGCTTGGCGTGAAGTGCCGCAGGTTAGGCAGGTCCATATCGTTTGCGGAGTTGCTCTAAGGTTAACTCTGACCCGTCATCGCGTACTAGCTTGGCGATGGCATCGCGTGGTCCGTATTTCTTGGCAAGCCGGTTAAAGTATGCAACCTTGCCAGGGCCAAGCGCATCAGCTTGTACGCTGCGTGGCTGCTTGGATAGCCACTCGCCGTAGCTCTGGTCAATCGGCACCTGGCCATCCTTGCTGGCGCGGGTGGCTGTCGTTGACGGCGGCAGGATGTCTGGGTCGATGATTGGCACAGTGGTGCTGCGGCAGTTGAAGTGCTGCGGCGGCATCGGACCTTTGCCGTATTCAAACTCCCGCCCATCAAGCGCTGCGCACCTTGCACTGGTGCGGGTGTCCAGCGTGGCAACGTAGCGGTACTTCTTGGTGATGTCTTGGTTGGCCTCGTAAACCTGCTGGCTGGCGGTGTTGGCTACTTGGTTAATGCTGGTGCGTATCAGGGCAATGACTTGATTGTCCGCCACGGCAGTGGCTTGCCCGCCTGCTGCTATCAGCTGCCGGACGGTCTTAGCTTCCTCGCCGAACTGCAGGCTGCCAATCAGTCGTTTGGCGATGGCAGGCGTGGGCTCACCAGTCAGCAGTCCCTGCCGTACCACCTGGCTGAACCGCTCGGCCTGATCGACGGCGATGCCCCGGAACGCCTTGGTAACTACCTCGCCATTTGGCAACGTGATCGTGGCACCCTGCGCAGCGGTCAGATTGAACGTGGCCGGGGCGCCTTGTACTGCGGCGAATAGGTCATCACTCAGCGCCACTACGTTGAGCTGTGTCGGGTCGGTGGTGACAACCGACTGCGCAAACTGCGGGCTGATCTCCACGGTGTTGACCGCATCCCGTGCGCCAGCAGGTAACGCCTTGCGGAGCTGATCGGCTACGAACTCGGACTGCAGCTGCGCGATGCCCTGCAGCTCAGCCGCCGTGATCTCCGTTGCATCACCCGCCCAGGTGCCGAGGCTGTCCTTTAACTGCGCAAGGATTGCTCGCAGCCTGGCTGCCTTCACAGGTGCAGCAAGCTCATCAATGGTCCGCAGTTGATTAACCGCATCAATGATGATGTCGTTGTAGGCGTTGATAATGCGCCGCGCAACGCTATTGCTGTACCTGTTCAGGTCGATGGCGTTACGGTATAGCGCTTCTGGTGTGCTCACTGCCCATCAGACGGTAGATCAAGTCCCGCATTGGATGTAGCATCCAGCTCTTCGTCTACGTCAAAGTTATCGCCTAGCACATCGCCTTCAGCCAACTCGCGCAGCAGGGTTTCCTGGCTGATGGTGCCAGCGGTGTAGAGCGATAGCAGCGCAGTAATGTCCTGCGGCTCAAGGCGTGCGCCGAGGAAGTCGCGGTTGACATAGCTACTACCGGCAGCAGTTGCATTGCCGAGGTATTGCGCGTGAAAGTGCAGGCAGTTGTCGATCATGTCCTGCATATTCTGCGCAATCACCATCATGGAGCTATCGCCCTGGCTGCGATCAATGCGCTTTGCCTCAGCTGTCTCGGCGCTCAGCTTCTGACCTAGCACTGCGGACAGCCCTAGCTCATTGATCTGCAGCGCAAGCTGCTCAAGCCTGCGGAATTGCGCATCAAAGCTGCGACCGGCTGGCTCGATGTACTCAGCGCGGCCTTCAGCTGGAAATGCGATCGCTTCGCCGGGTCCAGCTGATACCTCTTCGGCTGCTGACGGGAACCCGTAGAACGCCAACATCGGTACCGCCGAGATGTGTAGTTGGTTGTCGAGATCCGACTGCACCTGATAGGTCTTGAGGTTCAACTCTGCAATGTCTTCCAGCGGCGGGCGGGATTCCATGAAGTCATGGCGCTGCGCATAGGCAATGGTGAACGGGATCTGATTGAGGCTCGTGCGGCCTTCGTCGACGACGGTGAACTCACCACTATCGGCCTTGCGGTGGATGCGGTACTCGCCAGGCGTCAGCACACGAACCTGCTCGACGGCCTTCTCGCCAAACTCGCCATCTGGCACCGTGACCACTTCCGCCAGCCGCAGCTGGGTCAGCACCTGCTTGCCTTCTTGCGTCTCGGTGCGCCAGCCAAGGATCTGCCGGGGTGTGTATGCCACCCAGTAGGGTCTGCCGCCATCAGACGGTGCGTCCACCAACGTACCAATGTGGCCATATCGCACCATCTTACGGGCGGCTTCATACGTCCACACGTTGAGGTCATTGCCTTGCAGGTCTACGTCAAATAGCTGTTCACGGATGATGTCGGCGGTGTCATCCAGCCTCACTGGCTTGCGGGTGAGCATGCCCGCCAGCATGCGCTCTAGGCGGATGTAGTACGGCGGACAAACGCTACGGGATAGGCGGTTGTCGTAGGACTCGTCTAACTCGCGGGGCTCCTGCGGCAAGTAGCGGCGATGCTTCTTGCGCATGCCATAGGTGCCCTGCAGTAGATCCTCAATTAGCAGCCAATGCGGCTCCTGCGCATACCAATTCGTATTCGGGTCGTTGACCTTTGCTACGGTGCGCTGCGCTAGCGGCCGGTCATAAAAGTTGTAACCGCTATACACGAGCGCTAGCCGCTGAGAATGCCATCAGTTTACGGCTTCAGTCATTGATGGGCTGTCTAGTAGAGCCTGATGCCAGTACTGCGGCCAGCACCGGCGTGCAATGGGTTGAACTCACGCCACACCAGATAGCCAAGCGCATCATTCATGTGGTCAAAGCCGGCGTCCTTGTCCGGTTCCCCCTTGTCGCTGTAGCTCTGCAGCTCTAGGCACTCGATCAGCCGCTTGCAAGTTTTTGACACTTGCAGCCTGACCTGCCCTTTGCCATTTTCTAGCAACGCCTGCACCGCTGCCACCCGATCACGGACAGCAGGGTTGCTACGTGGTGATTGGTTGGACATGCCATAGGACTCAAGGATCTGGATGTCGGTCTGCGCTGCATTGGTGCTGCGGTTGCCGCCACTGGCATCTGGGTAGACGTAAATCTGTTGTTGCGGATGCCGCCTGCGGATCTCCTGCGCCAGGGCGTCGGTGTCATGCGCTCCGGCGATCTCATCGATCACGACCAAGCCATTACCAACCCGGACAGCAATGATGGCAGACATGTTGCCGATGTTGAAGTCCACGCCGACACGGATGGGTTCTGATGCAGTATTTGGCGGCTCGGCAATGCAGTGTTTGCTGCGGTCAAAACGGTCGTAGACCTGCCCTGTCGTCAGGTTGACGAACTCACCATCGAGGTACGCACGCAGCAGGCTCGGGTCGTAGTTGGCCTCCAGCCGCTCGATGAAGTCCGGCGGCAGGTGCGGGTTATCTGCCGTGCGCATTTTGATGAGATGCCGGTCTGGCCGCTGCTTGGCATCATCGCTGCCGAATGTGTTCCACATCCAGCGGAACCCTTCTGGCGTCGATGCCGCGCCAAACTGCCGCACATTGCCCGAGCGCAAGCGACCAAGGATCTTTGGAAATGCCTTGTTGGCAATGCTTGGCGTCACGGTGTCGATCTCATCAGCCAGCACCCAGGCAAGGTTTAGGCCGATGATGCGCGACCAGTTCTCAAAGCTGCGACACAGGATCTTGGTGTCCCCACCTGGCAGGTGCAGCATGTACTCCGGCAGCGGGCTAGCCCTGAACGTGTACGGGATCTCATACGCCTCAAGGAATGCCTCGAAGTCCGTCTGCCAGATGTCCCGGATCAGCGGTCCGGTCGGCTCCATCACGCAGCCGATGAAGCCCTGATTGACCGCGGCCAGCATCACGGCCTTAGCGCATAGCGCCCTGGTCTTGCCAGCGCCATAGCCCGCACTGATGCCAAGGATCTGCGTGTCGCTGTCATCTACAAACGCAAGCTGCCCAGGGTGCAGGTCTGCGCGGATGCGGATCAGCAGGTCAGCGGTGTCCTCGGGCGTCTGCTGCTGCATGAATGACAGCAGTGGTACTGGTTCGCAAATGCCGCTGACAATGCTCACAACAGCGACCCCTGCGCCGGCACCTCGATGCGGTCGCGCGCGATCTTCAGATACTCCGCCTCCCGCTCGATGCCGATGAACCGGAAGCCCTCGAGCGCCGCGGCCTTGCCGGTGCTGCCGCTGCCCATGAACGGGTCCAGCACCACGCCGCCCGGTGGCGTCACCAGCCGGCAGAGGTAGCGCATCAGCTCGGTTGGCTTGACGGTCGGATGGCTGTTGCCCTCACCGCGGTCGGCCTTGCTGGCCTTCGCGCAGTAGAAGAACCGGGCGGCATCACCGAGCAGCGCGCAGGGCTCATCGCTGCCGTCGTGGATCAGGTTCGCCGGCCAGCGGCCGGATGGTGCCCCGTTCGCCCAGCCTCCTGCCCTCCCTGCGTCAAACATCCCCTTATCTTGTCGGTCCCACGAATCAGCCCCCTTGCGAGCAACCTGAAACCGTGTCGGGTCGCCAAGGTCTGCGGGGTCACAAGCCACCCGACACCCATTCACATTCAGCGCCCCGGTGCCGTGCTGCAACACGTTTGCGGCCACGGTGCCGGGGAACGGCTTGCGGGCCATCGTGATCGGTTCCAGCGCTGGCTTCAGCGCAGTGCCCCAGCCGGCCCATTGCTGGGCTTCGGGGGTGGCCGGGGCGGTGATAAATGCGCCCATGCCAACAACCTCCGCAAAGGTTGAAGTCCCCGAAAGGCCCTCGGTTCGCTGTTCCGGCTTGCCGCTGACGTGCCGCTGTGATGGGCCCACGACCTCCCGCTCCGCACCCGCCGCCTTGTCGATGGCCTTGCTCACATCCAGCGACTTCGGAAACCCCGACCCGTAGACCCAGGCGATCATGTCGCGGATCTCGAAGCCCGCATCCTCAATCCGGCAGGCCATCCGGTGTTGAGTTCTGGTGCCGGCGAAGGCCAGCAGATGCCCGCCAGGCTTCAGCACGCGCAACACCTCGCGCCACACCTCCGCGCCCGGCACGTCGTAGTCCCACGCCTTGCCCATGAAGCTCAGTCCATAGGGCGGGTCCGTCACGCAGGCGTCCACGCTGCAGTCCGGCAGCTCGCGCAGCCGTTCCAAACAGTCGCCCAGCAGTAACTGAATCACGACATCTCAAACCGCAGCAGCCGCGCTTGCTTGTCCAGTGCAATCAGCGGCGCGTCGTCGCAGATGCCGCTGACAATGCTCACAGAACCTTGCGGACAATTGTCTTAACGCTGCCATCAGGCTGAACAGCGATCCTATGCAGAATGCGCGGCTCGTCGCCTTTGGGCTTAAGCAGCCGGCCAACAGCCGTAACAGTAGGTTTCATTCTTCGTCAGCGTTAAACAGTGATTCCATCAGCTCAGCCTTGACGATCTCTAAGCAGCCAATCAGCTCTACCGCTGTCAGCCCAGAGTCGCTCATGGTCTGAGTGACCGCGGCAAGAAAGTCTTCCATGGTGTGACGTGGTGTCGGGGCAACTCTAGCGCCTTGGCTGAATAAATTCCCAAGGAATTGTAAAGTTTTTAGTCCCACCTTTTACAGTGACGCTTTTTGCGTTCACTTTGACAACTTCGCGCTCGCCGTAAAGAGTGCCAACGATTTTGTCTCCCTTTTTCAAGCCTGTGTGAGAAGCCTTAACGGTTTCGGCCTTTGAAGCTCTTCCCTTGGCCGCGTCCCCCTTGTTTGTCGTTGCCATTCGCTGCAAGTTCGCCGCCCGCGACCTTTGCTGTTCGGCTTTTTCTTGCAGCTTGAAAGAGCGTTCTGTCTGAGCATTCATCCTTGCTCGGCCAGCTAAGCGGCCTGGCTGCGTATTAAAAGCAGTGTTACCAGCAGTGTTGGCAGCACTAAAGAGAGATGCTGCCTTTGCTTCATTTTTTGCTGCAGCATTGCTAAGCATTGCAGAGCGTGCAGCCCAGCGCTCCTTTTGCGTTGTTGGCTTAGCGGCAGCAGCACGGCTTGCGTTGGGCTTGCCGTTGGCTGCCGCCGCCCGTGCGGCATTTTTAGCAGCAAGCCGTTCCTTGGCTTGCTTCATGCTGCGTTGAGCAGCAATGGAATTGTCCTTGCCCGGCAGCTTACCAGTAGCGAGGAATGCTTGCGCCCGCTCAAGTGTTGCTTGGCGCTTATATGACCGCTCGCGTTGGTTGCCTTGTGTTGCGCCAACACGCTCAGCGCGGTTGATGATATTCATTTTCGCTTGCTCTGCAGCAAGCTTCCGCTCAACGCGGCTCGCTACTTGCTGTTTGGTATTGCCTGCGGTACGCGGCTTGGCAACAGTAGATGATGGACGTGCGCCCTTCATGGTTGCACCTTTGCCAGCCTCAAGCCTGCTGCGTTGACCAGGCGTAACGACTGAACCGCGATCAGTGCGCATTGCGCGTCGCGTTTGTGTCTTGACCTTTAAGCGATCCGTTGCCGCTTGCCTTCCGCTCGATACTTGAGGCTTGGCTTTAATCGCGCCTGGTTTCAACCCTTTGGGCTTAGCAACTGTGCCGCTAGTTTTGCCGCCGCTAATCTTGGCCGTTTGCGTAGCACGCTTGTTCCCCGCCGCCGTCCTCAGCCGACCACCTCTAGCAGTTGCTCCAGCGCTGGAAAACCTGCCCCTGTTATCGCGTGCGTAACGGCGTGCCATAGCGCTATCGACTCATGCGCCAGTCTACGAAATCTCAAACCGCAGCAGCCTGGCTTGCTTGTCAAGCGCAATCAAGGCGGTGTTGAGCTGGTCTTTCTCGGCAGCGCGGCGTTCGTATTCCATCGCTCGTGCAATGGCCGCTTCAAGCCATTGCGACCGTTCCAGCTTGGCATCAGCAGACAACAGCTCGCGAGCGCGGGCGATATAGGAATCAACTTGGCGATCACCAATCCCCCAGTTTTCCGCGGCAAATTGAATGATCTGTTTTCTGCTATGAGCGCGCAAGAGCAAGTCATAGACAGCATTTGTGCGCTGTTCTGACTCTGTATTGTTGCACTTGCGCGCCATTGTATTACTCCCGGATTTGGACTGGCATCACCAGATAAGTCTGGCCGATGACGACAGGCGAGGTAGATGTGTTGGCCTGAATGGTGATCATAGTGTCAGTGTATCCCTTCAGTCCATCCATAAGGTAATGGACGTTGACGGCCAGCTGCGGCAGCTTGCCATCACATGCGACGGATTCAGCGCCGCTGCTGGTTTCGGATTCGGCGGTCACTTCAATGGCGCCGGCCTTGACGGTCAGTCGCACGATGTCATTGGGCGAGACGCACGCGATCCGCTCTAGCGCTGCGAGCAGCGCCTCACGGTTGCAGGTGGCCAGGGTCTTGAAGGTGGCAGGGATCAGCTGCTGCACTGATGGGTAGGTGCCATCGAGCGTGCGCGTGATCATGCGCGTGGCACCGTCCAGTTGGATGGCCACATGCCCGCCATCAACGGCGAATGATGCAGGATGCCGCACCTGCGACATAGCACGAGCAGGGATCACTACATCCATGTCCGGCGCATTGCAGGTCAGCGTGCGCGACGCGAGCCGGTGGCCGTCGGTGGCTTCAATGCGCAGCTCCTGGCCATCGGAGACCAGGTGAACGCCCGTGAGCACCTGCTTCGACTCATCAGTGCTGGCTGCCACCAGCACAGCAGCCAATGGCGCCGCCAGATCGATCGCAGCGCCATCAGCAGCATCCACTGCGGGCAGCCCTGGGAAATCATCCGCAGGCGCCGCTGAGAGGCTGTAGGAGCCACCTGCAGTGGCCAGTGCGACACGATCACCGTCAAGGGTCAAGGAGACCACGCTGGCGCCATCCAGTCGGCCTGTGATGTCCGCCAGCAGGCGATGCGGCACGACGGTGGCGCCAGCAGTGTCAACCATGGCATCGATGCTGGTCTGTATGCCGATGCTCAGGTCATAGGCGGTGAGCTGCAGGCTCCCGCCATCAGCGCGAAGCATCACGCCCGAGAGGATCGGATGAGTTTTGCCATTGCCGACGGCACGCGCCACAGCACGCAGCGCACGGCTGAGGTCGGATTGGGTGCAGGTGATCTTCATTGGGCAGCAGCTTCAGAAAGGGAACAAAGGATGCCATCGCAGTCGGCTTGGAACGATGCCACCAGCTCCAGTGGGATGGGGCGGTCATCGTCCTGCGCGTTGTCGCGGATCGCGTCGGCATAGGCGCGTGCCAGTACCAGCGTGTCGTGCAGCCGGTTGATTACCGGCGATTGCTTGGCGGGAATGTCGATGGTGTCCATGGGTCAGCCTTGTGGCCAGTGCAACCCTACTGCGCCGTGATCCATCCTGCAACAGACCTAACAGACCTAACGCATTCCTAACGGGCTCTGTTAGGCGCAAACCCCTTGCCACCACTGGGTTCTCTCCCTTACCTAACAGACCTAACAGAAAAAGGTATAGATACATATGAGAGAAGACCTTACCTACTGGGTAGGGGGTACTACTCCTCTCTATAAGGGGGTCTTCCGAAAATCCGTTAGGACCGTTAGGTTCGTTAGGAATGAGTGGTGGACTGGGTTTTGGGCCTAACAGGCGCCTAACAGACCTAACAGCTCGATGCTCATTTGCACCGCACGGCTGGTTCCGCCGCCACCTTTGAACCAAACAGCACCGGTCTTCACCGCACCTGGCAGGCGCGCCAGCACGATCGGCCAGCAGTTGCTCCATGCCGTATCGGAGAGCATGTGAGCGATGGCGTTAGCCGTGTTGCTGACGATCACGGAGCCATCCTCAGCCTTGATGCCATGGCGTCCGAGCACGTTCTGCGCCTCGGTCGGCGTGACATGCGGATCACTGCCGCGGTGCAGCGCCAGCTCCACCAGCTCTGCGATGGTGCGCGTGACGGTGCGGTCACCTTCAACGCGCAGCTGGTGCTGCAGGATGGTCTGCAAGCAACGCCGCTCGTCTGGTACCTCCACGGCTTGGCTGTAGGCCGTCCAGTCGTTCTGCTCGATCAATGCCCATGCCTGATCGCGGGTGACCACCTCACGCGACTGCAGCGCCCACGCACCGGCCAGCAGGGTGCCGTACTGATCGCCAAGGCGCTGCGAGTCGAATGCCTCGGCCGCGGCCTTTACGAATACCTTGACCGACTGGCGGATGGTGGGGATCAGCGCGATGGTGCGCGCGATCAGGCGCTGGCCAACCTGCTCCGAGATGAAGCGATCCAGATCGCGATCCAATGCCTCCCAATGCGCGGCGCGTTCATCCTTTGGCAGCTCGGCTGGGTTGCGGAGCGTGAGCTGCGCAAAGCGAGACTTGTCGGCGCCCTGCTTCAGCGCGGTGGCGATGCTGCTCATCAGGAACATGGAGCGGATGGTGTAGCGCTGCGTATCACCTTCTGGCGAACCCTTAAGGGTGTGCGCGCGGCTCTCGCTGCTGGCGACACGCGCGAGGCCAAGCACCGCCTGCATCCGCTGCTGATCGTTGCGCTCATTGCTTTCGGCTTCATCGAACACCACCGGCAGCGCATCCGCGCGCAATGCCTGCCGAATACCGGGCTCGGTGGTGTTGCCGGCCACGATGAGACCCATGTCACCGAGCAGTGGGGTGACATAGCGGCCGAGCACCTCGGACTTGCCGGAGCCGGAGCCTGCGGTCAGCCACGCATGTGGCCGCCAGTCGAGCGCGCCGCAGATGGGTGCAAGCGTGACCCAACCAGCCAGCAGAATCCCGGAGGCCGGCACCTCCCACAGGAAGCGCTCAGCAAGGTCAAGCACCTGGAATGCGGCGGCGTCATCCAATGGCTGCACGCCTGACGGCCCCTGCAGCCGACTGAGGCGCTGGTAGACGTAGCTGCTGCCGGTGAGGCCATCGCATACGGCGCGGCTGCTGCCATCGACGATCAGCTGATCACCGAGGTGCAGCACTGATCGCCCGCCGTCCCACCATGCACCACGCCCGCGGATGCGATCGGGAGAGTAGACACCAGCCGCGGCCTGCTGGGTGAACATGCTGCTGGCGGCTGCAGTCCAGTTCACGCCTGCCTTGCTGGGATAGAGCGTCTCCCAGTACGACAACGGCGCCAGCGCGCAGAGGTTGGTGCCGGTGTGGCTGCTGCGCGATAGGCGGCAAACTTGCCCGGTGCTGATCGGCTGGTAGTAGTAGCCATCACCGTCAAAGCCAAGGCAGGCAAAGTGCTCACCCGCGGCTGGCAGCGGTTCGGGGTCTGGCTGCGCTGGCGGATCAGGCGACTCCGGCGCAGCGGTTGGCGCCTCGATTGGCGGTGAGCGGTGGGCCTTGAGGTAGGCAGCAGCTTCGGCTGGCGTCCATGTGGCATCAGCAAGATCCCAACCATCGGCGACGCCATCGGGCGTGGAGACGATCCGCACCTGCGCCACGCCGATCGACAGCAGGCGGCCTGCCAGCTTGACCATCGCCTGACGGCCGACATCATCAGCGTCGGGCCATAGCGTGCAGCGCCGCCCGGCTAGGGCTGTCCAGTCGGCCTTGTCGATCGCTTTGCAGCCCGATGGCCAGGTGGCGACCGCCGCCGATGGGAACAGGCGCGCAGCAGCATCGGCGGTCTTCTCACCTTCAACGATGAGCACCGGTGCTGCCTGATCACGCCGCGCCCAGTACAGCGGCCTTGGCGCTGGAGGTGCTTTCCATCGCCAGCCGGTGCCGTCGTACCAGAGTGGTCGGATCTTCTTGCCGGGGAATCGGCAGACGATGAAGGTGCTGCTGTAATGCCATACCTGTTCAGCGCCGGCAGTCGGCGGATCCGGCACTACCGATAGATGCTGCTCAATGCGCTGGCACGCTTCGGCATACGGCCAGCCGGTGATGCGCGTGAGTAGGTCCATGCCATTGCCGCCGCCGCCTGCGCCGTCCTTGCCCCCGCACTGGTTGCAGAACCAGGAGCCGCTGCCGTCCTTGTCGTCGAAGCGGTAGCGATCACTGCCGCCGCAGCATGGGCAGGGCTGGTGCTTGTCGGTCAGCTGATCCGCGGACAGCCCGCCCAGCGTCGCCAGCAGGTCCGGCCACCTGCCGCGGGTGAGGTCTTGGATGGTCATTGCTTAAGTGCCCGCTCCAGTAGCACGCGGATCGCCGTTGCACGCGACATGGCATCACCACGCCAGGCATCCAGCCGCCTCAACAGCTCAGGCGTCAGGCGCACGGGTGTGGGATGGGCAAGACGCATCAGCTGGCGGTGGGGGCTTGCGGACTGTAGCCGCCGCTGCTACGGTCAGCAAGCCTGCATGGTGCACACAGTTGGAGTTGCCGCTATGACCCTCCGCCCCTACCAGCAGCAGCTGGTGACTGACATCCGCTTGCAGTACCAGCTGGGCAAGCGCAGCGTGCTGGCGGTGCTGCCTACTGGCGGTGGCAAGACCGTGTGCTTTGCCTATATCGCTGATGCCGCCAGCCGCAAGGGCAACCGCGTGCTGATCCTTGTGCATCGCGCGGAGCTGCTGGAGCAGGCCAGCCGCAGCCTGCCGATGCACCACGGCATCATCGCCGCCAATCGCGCCATGGACTTGAGCCATGCGGTGCAGGTGGCCAGTGTGCAAACTGTGGCGCGGCGGCTGCACCGGCTGCCGCGGGATATGTTCCAGCTGATCGTGGTGGATGAGGCCCACCACACCACAGCTGGCACATGGGCGGCAGTGGTGGAGCACTTCAACACCGCCAAGCTGCTTGGGGTGACAGCAACGCCGATCCGCGGTGATGGCCGCGGCCTCGGCGGGCATTACCAGGCCATGGTCGAAGGCCCGAGCGCGCAGTGGTTGACCGACAACGGCTACCTGGCGACTGCCCGGGTGCTGGCACCGCCGGGCTTCAGCGCTGCCGGGATGCGCAAACGGATGGGTGACTTTGACCAGCGCGACGCGGAGCAGCAGGTGCGCGCGATCCATGGCGACTGCGTTAGCCACTACCGGCAGCACCTGAGCGGCCAGACCGCCATCGCGTTCTGCTGCAGCGTTGCCCATGCCGAGGCGGTGGCGGCACTGTTTAATGCCAGCGGCATTGCTGCCGCCAGCATCGACGGCACCATGGATGCCGTCACCAGGCGCCACCTGCTGAAACAGCTGGGCGCTAACAAGATCAAGGTACTGACTTCCTGCGCGCTGATTGG